CCGGGTGTGCCGAGAATCCGCGGCTTGATGCCGAGCTTCGATTGCGCGGCGAGCAGCGCTTGCATGCCGGTGTAACCGCCACCGACCGCGGTCGTGCCGATCACGTTGCTCGTCGTTGCGGCATCGTCGACGCCTTCAGCAACGCGCACGACGACAGTAACGGGCTTCGCCTGTGCCGACATTGCTTCGAGCGTGCGGGCGAGCGTGCCCTTGTCGCCGGCCTTGCCGATCGCCGCCTGAATGTTCGTGAGTAGCACAGGCGTATCGAGCGGGAACATCGAGGCGTCAGCATCGAGGCCGGTCGCGACGAGGCCGACAACGGCCGTTGACACAGTGCGAATCGGGCGCGTGCCTTCGTTGATTTCGAGAACGCGCACGCCGTGGTGATAGTCAGTTGCCATATGAATTCCTGTTTAAGAGGGCAGTGAAAGGGCGGGTTGCAGCTCGCGACGCTTTCGGCGTTACGCGGGGTCGGCCGGGGTGCCCGGCGCGGATTCGGTGGGCGGGGCCACGGGCAGCTCGATCGGGGGCGTATAGGCCGCCGGCTCGTCGGGCCATACAACAGCGTTGGGGAAGGTTTCGCGATCGAGTGCGCGCGTGCATTGCTCGGCGTATGCCGTCCATGCCTGATAGTTGAAATAGTCCTCGGCTGGCAGCGTGCGGGCCGCGTATGCCTCGGCCTTGCCATCGGTGAAGGTCGCGGCTTTCGCCATGCGCGCTTCGTATTCGGCCATCGCCGGCGCGCTCGCGACTTCATACGGCACGGGTTCATCGGGCCAGCTCACGGCGTCGGGGAACCCTTCGCGCTGGATTGCGCGCACAAGGTCAAGCTGATACGCGGACCATGCGCGGAAGTAATAGGCTTCTTCGCGCGAGAGCAGGCCGGCCGCATAGGCGTCGGCCTTGCCCGCGTTCATCGTCCGGGCGTGCGTCATGCGCACGTCAAACTCGGCCATCGCAGCGGCGCGCACACGTTGCGCGACGAATGCCGGGTCGATCACCCATGCGCCATCGCGAAACATGTATTCATCCGAGGGGCGCGGGGTTTCCGTCAAGCCGTGCTCGGCCGGCGTCGTGCCGGCAATGAGGATTTCAGCCGGTGCGCCGTTGTCTTGGCGGTACAGCATCAGCCCGCGATAGTCGGGCAGCAGCTTCCATGCGCCATCGATGTAGAACGGCCACGTCAGGCGCGGGCGCGACGGTAGTTCGTCGATCGTACTGAATGCGGGGATGAGCCAGCGGTCGGCGTTGAGCGGATCAGGGTCGGCGAGCCGGCTGGAAATGTATTGGCCGGTCTCGGCGTCGTATTGATGAATCAGCATGGTTCAGATCCTTTTAGTAAGCGCGAATCATTGCGAGCAATGCGACGTTGCGCGGCCGTGCTTCGTTGCCGCCGTCAGCGTTGACGGTGATCGTGTGCGAGTGATTGCCAGCGCCGCCTATGCCGACGTTGTGCGCGTGCGTGCCAGCGCCATCGGTATCGAAACCGTGCCCGTGTGCGCCGCTCGGGTTCGCATACGGATAGCGCGCGCCGTCGATCGAGAAAGTCGAGGAATTGCCGACGCCGCGATCGGTGTCGGTCGTGTACATCGGCACGGGTTGGTCCAATACGTGCGCGTGATCGCCGATTGCATAGGTGTTGCCGTGGTGTCCATGCCAGCCTTGCGAATCGGTCCACGCGCTATGGACGTGATCGCCGACAGCGGCAGCGCTTGCCGCGTGCGCGTGCGTAATGTTTTGGGACGCCTGAAAGGTGCCGATAGCGCGGTTTGCGTCAGCGCCGCGCGCGTCATCCCAACAGCGAATGAATTCGCCGCGCAGCTCGGGCAGGCGAAAGGTCGTTGCGCCATCGCCCGACGAGAAACAGCCCCAGTTGTTCGCAGACCATGCCGCTTCGCTAACAACAGCGCCGACAGACTGCGCATAGGCCCATAGGGCCGGGTAGTCAGCACGGCGCAGCAATACGCCGTTGAGTTTCGCGTAGCCGGCGCGAACGCTTGTGCGAGGCTCGAATACGATGCGGCCGATCGAATCCGACGCGATCGCGGCGACTACCCATTCAGTCGTCGCGAGGCGCTTCGATACGTCGCCGGCCGCCGGCGTTTGTGCGGTGATGAGCCCGGCGACTTGCACGAGGCCGATGCCGTCGTCGTTCATCGTCCCGACTAGAACGCGGCCGCTCGGCGTTGCGCGTGCCGCTTCCTTGTTGCCGGCCACAATCGCCGTATAGCCATCGACGGCTTGCGAACCGAAATAGCCGTTACCGTCCGCGTAAAAATAAGCGTTGCTATCGTCCGTCCATAGGGACGCGCGCTTTGCGCCCGAGCCGAAGCGCGAATTTTTTGCCGTGATCGGACCGGCAAAGTCCGCGCCGGTGAGTGCGGCATATCGGGCAGCGGCGGTTTTCGGCGTGAGTGCCCGCGACGCATCGGTGCCGGCGTCGACTTCGGCTTGCGTCGCCAGCTCAATAACGCCTTGCACTTCGGTCGTCGCCGGCGGATTCAGAAACGTCGCGTCGCCGAACGTCAGCGCCGCCGCGTCGATCGTCGTGAATTGAACGTCGGCCGACAGCAGCAGCATCGCGGCCGGCGACTTCTCCATGATCGGCGTCGCCTGGCTATAGACGCCGAGCAACACGTCGTTTTCGAGGTACAGGCCGAACCCGTACAGCGTGAATTGATCGTCGGTATCGTCTTTCAGCGTCACATGCACGGTGTCGGGCGCGACGTTCTTGCCGGCGAATGTCGTGATGCGTTTGCGTTCGTTCGGCATGACGAGCATGCCTTTGTCGGCGACGAAAGGGGCGGACGCAAGGCCGATCTTTACGACTTGATGCGCGTTCGTGCCCGTGTTGCCGGGCGCGACGAGCGCAGCTCGCCCGGCGTCGGTGAGGGTGATGAGAGTTCCGGCCATAGGTCAGATATCCGAGAGAGAAAGACGGCGATACAGCGCGGGCCGAACGGCCGCCGCGACGCGCTGCGTGCCTTGCATTGAAAAGCCTTGCGTGAATGAGTAGTGCGCGCTCACGGGCTTGGTGCGATCGATTTCCGCGATGATGTCGGCGACGAGTGCCGCGGTCGGTGCTTGCCCTTCTCGCGAGCTAACCGTGAGCACTACGTCGAACGTGCCGGGCACGCCGCGAGGCGTCATCTCGAACCATTCGCGCAGGGCGATGTTTGCGCCGAACGCTGCGACGACTTCGCGCACGGCAGCGGCCGTGCCGTTCTTGCGCGCAATCGGAATGGCGGCCTTCACGCGGGCGCGCTTGGTCTGTTCGGACCAATAGTCTTTCCATGCGTCGACGCCGAGGTGCCACGCGAGCCACGGCAGCAGCGGCAACGGGATCGCATCAGGGTCCATCAACACGGCGAGCGGCGATGGGATATCGCTAATGCGTGCCGCGACGCGCGCAAGGTTGCGCTCGTGCGTGGTCGAGTTCGGCGGGAGCAGATCACTCATTGTTGTAGATGCCTCCGTCGACCAGCTCGATCGCCGTGCAATACGGCGCTTCCTGTTTCGTTGCGGGAATGTCGGCGGCCGGCTCGGTTAGCAACACCTTTTGCACGCCGGCCGCGCGCGCAGCGGCATAAACGCCGTCGAGCGTGATCGCCATGCCGAGCTTGTGCATGTCGTCGGTGTACTTCTTCACGTTCTTCTGTGCCTCGGCGAGTGCGACAGAGCGATCGGGGCCGGCGAAGAAAATGAGCGTCGCGCGCACGGCATAGCGCTTGATCGTCGCGCTCTGCACGGTCACAAAATCAGTGAGCGGTCGCACGTTGTCGGACGCGAGCGCGACGCGCACTTTTTCGACGAGCGCATCGTCGGCCGTGCCGTCGCCTTCGCGCGAGAGCACTGTAACGACGACTTCTTTCGGCGCAGGGCTTACGGCAGACGCATCGAGCACGCGGCCGTCAGCGTTGCGAGCGTGCGAGATGTAAGCGCCTTCGGGGCCGGCAACGGAAAAGCCTTGCGGTGCGAGCTGCACGCGCGCGCGCAAATCGGGGTCTTCCTCGTAGACCGCTTCGATATCGTTCGCCGGGTCGGCCGGCTTGATTTCGAGGCGTTCGATTTCAAACAATGCGGCAAGGTGTTCGAGGTCTTTGCCCTTCGCATAGGCCAGCATCACGGCGCGCGCGGCGTCGTTCACGCGTTGGCGCAACACGATTTCGCGATAGGCGTTTTCCTGCAAATGAATGTTCATCGGCTCGGACTCGAGCGCGAGCGCCGCCGCGACTTCGGCTTGCTTGTCGGCCGGATAAAGCGCGACGAGCGACGCCTTGCGCTCGGCGAGCAGCGTTTCATAGTCGATTGTTTCGACGATATCGGGCGATGAAAGACGCGACAGATCGATCGGCGTAGCGCTCATGCCGCACCCCCGTTCGTGAGCTGCACGCGCGTCGACACGGGTTCGCCCGTCTCGGTCGTGGTTCCTTCAATGTCGACGACTTGCACGCCCGCGCCGGTGTCGCTCAGCTCGGTCGAGAGCTGCACACGCGACAGGCGCAAGCGAGGCTCCCATTGCATCAGCGCGGTCGCGATCGCGGCATACAGGCGAACGCGCGTTGCGCCATTGTTCGGCGCGTCGACCAGCTCGGGCAGCTCGGAACCGAAATCGCGGCGAGCGATGCGCGTGCCGATCGGCGTCGTCAGAATCTTCGAGATGGATTGATACAGGTGGGCGATTCCGGCCGTTGCGCGGCCGGTCGTTGCGTTCATTCCAATCATTGTGGGTCGCTCACAAGTTGGCCGTCGCCCTGTTCGCGGTGCTTGTGCTTCGGCAGGCTGATACCTTGCGACTTGACTTCACCTGTGAAGTCGGCCGCGCCGTTGATCGTCATGGTCGAACCGTTGCCGCTTCCCTTGCCGGTCATGCCGGATTCGAAAGCGAACGCTCCCTTAACGGTCATTGCGCCGGTTACGGTCGTTGTGGTCGCATCAAGAGTGAGGTCTTGTGTTTTCACAATCACGGAACCCGGAACGGTGATTTCAGCGGTTCCGCCGGCCGGCAGCGTAGCTTTGAGAGAGTGCGCGGCCATGTCGTATTCGACGGTCGCGCCGTCGCGATAAACGCGAACGTGTTTCGCGGGGTCAGTGCTCGGCGGTGGAAAATCTTCTGAGTAGAAACCACGCATCGCGACAGCTTGCGCAGGGTCGCCGCTTGGACAAAGCAGCATTACCCCTTCGCCGATCGAGGGCGCGAGCCACTCGATCGTTTCGCCGGCGAACGGGATGAACCATTGAATCCAGTCTGTATGTAAATCGCCGCTCACCACACGGCATAGCGCGCCTTCAACCGACTCAACGGTGCCTTTGCGTATGCCGTTTAGAAATTGGCGTGAGGATTCGTTTGCGTTCATGGCTCCATGTTGCCGAGCACGCACGCGCGAGTCGACACGCTGCGTTTGTTAGCGCGTCGGGTACAAACTTAGGGAGCCGAATGATTAGGGCGCGATGTGTTTGAGCAGTAGATCGCGGATCATTTCGCGGTCGGCGTCGGTGAATCCGAGCAGCACGCGGGCCGGGTAGGTGTATTGCGGGCCGCCCGGTGCGACGCGATCGCTTTCGCCGAACTGGTGAATGCGCGCCACGCGTGCGACGCGGCCGGCGAATCCGATCGCGAGGCCTTGCGCGTCAGACTCGGCACGCAGAAAGCGCGCTTGCCGTAGCCTCGCGAACATCGCCGCACGCTTGATGCGGCCCGCCTTCTCGCGCAGGTGTTTCGGGCGCGGCTTGCGCTTCTCGTATGCGCTCCCGTCCGGGTTGCGCTGCTGCGCGATGCGCGTGCGTTGGCTTCGCGTCAGCTCGCGGCCGATATCGCGCAGAGCAGCGCGACGAGCGGCCGGTGAGAGCTGCGACAGCAGTCCGCCCGCCCACGATTCGAGTGCGCTTAGTTCGTTCATAGCGCCGAGGGATCGTAAAGGCCGCTCACTTCCCATTCGGGCACGGGTTCGTCGACGTGCGTGATGGTCTGAGCGCCGGTGGCGTCGG